GTAAATGCTAATCTAAACGATTTAGTTAATCAAGGAAACGATACTCCTCCTGTGCAAGCCTATGTAATATCACAAGAGGTTACAGATTCACAAGAAGCAGATTTATACATTAAAACTCAAACTGTATTATAATGAAAAAGAAAGACGAAGAAAAGCGTAAAAAAAGAAAGTACGACAAAATGAAATTAGTTGAGTTTGTGCTTAACGAGAACGATGCAGATGTTGGTGTTTTTGCTATTAGCTTAGTTGAAGACCCGGCGATAGAAGAAAACTTTATGTATTTCTCTAGATCTGGCAAGCCTCAGAAGTTTGCAACACTAAACGATGAGAAACGCATTGTCATGGGTGCAGTTATGATTCCTGACATGCCTATATTGAGAGTTGATGCAGAGGGCGAAAAGTACAACTGCTTCTTTAGTAAGGACACGATACGCAGAGTTGAGGAGCTTTACATGATTAATAGCAAACATCAATCTGCTACTTTAGGACATGAGAGAGCAGTTAACGGAGTTACCACAATAGAAACTTGGATTGTTGAAGATTCAAAGATTGACAAATCTGCATTGCATGGGTTTAATTATCCTGTTGGAACTTGGGTTGCTTGCATGAAGATTGAGAACGAAGATGTTTGGAGCAACTATATAAAAGAGGGCGAGGTTAAAGGTTTTTCTATTGAGGGCTATTTTGACACAAAAGAATCTGAGGGTATTAAAATGGAGAAAGAAGATGTATTGAGTAAGCTCAGACAAATTATCAAGGATAGCGAAAATAAAACAAAGAAAAACTAAACCTATTTAATAGAATAGAAACAAACCCTAGAAAATGGAAGCATTAGACAAAATCAAAGAAATTTTGGGTATGGTAGAAGTGGTAAGCGAAAACGAACCTACACCTGCTGAGTTATCCGAAGCAAAAGAACATTTAAAATTCGAGGAAGCAACTCTTGAAGATGGTACTATAATTAGTGCTGATTCATTTGAGATTGGTAACGAGGTGTTTATCGTTGTAGAAGATGAGCGAGAAAGAATGCCTGTTGGAGAATATGTTTTTGCTGATGGTACTTTGCTAGTAGTAGAGGAAGAGGGAGTTATTGCTCGTATCGGAATACCTGAAGAAGAGGTGGTTGAGGAAGTGGTTGAGGATTCAAAAACTGAGGAACTTAGCGAAACTAACACCGAAACAAAAGACGCATTAGTGCAAGCGATTGGAGTGCTAGAAAATTTAGTACAAGAGTTTGCAAGCATTAAAGAAGAGTTCAATACTTTGAAAACTGCAAAAGAAGAAGCAGTTGCTAAAGTTGAGGAGTTCGAGAAAGTAGGCGAGGAGATTACTCCAAGTCCAGAGGGAAAGACAACAGGAACTAAATCAATGGTTGAGTTTTCTAAGTTAAGCCCACAAGAAAGAGTTCAATATTTAATTAATAAAAACCAAAATATTTAAGAAATGGCAGATTCGTATACTAAACTGTACGCAGGGAAAGCGGCAGCAGGGTTTATGAGTGCATCTCTACTAAGTGGAGAAACACTAGCAAAAGGTTACTTGACTGTGTTACCAAACGTAGCATTTAAAGTAAACCTAAACAATTTTAATTTAGCAGCAGCAGCAGTAGCAGATGCAACTTGTGATTTTACAAGTGCAGGAGATGTTACTTACGTTGAGAAAGCTCTTGCTCCAAAGCGTTTACAAGTAAACAGAGCATTGTGTAAAAACGATTGGCTTTCAACTTGGGCAGGTGCAAACATGAGAGCAGGTTTAGATGGTACTTTACAATCTGACTTTGCAACTTACTTAATCTCTTATGCAGGTTCTTTAGTAGGGCAGCAAGTAGAGAAGTCAATTTGGCAAGGTGCAGCAGCAACAGGTGGAGAGTTTGATGGATTCCAAGCGTTACTTACTGCCGATGGTGGTGCGGATGTAGCAGCAGTTGGTGGTGGTATCAATGCAGGAAACGTAATTACTGAAATTGGTAAAGTTCGTGATGGAATTGCAGATGCAGTTTACGGACAGGATGACTTATGTATCTTTATGGGTACGGCAGCATTTAAATCTTACATCTCAGCTCAAGCAGCTTTAGGTTACTTAAACCAATACCATGCAGGTGTAACTGAGTCAAACTTTGAGGGTATTCCAATTAAGTGGTGTCCAGGTATGGCAGCTAACGTAATGGTAGCAGGTCGTAAATCTAACTTGTTCTTTGCAACAGACTTAGAGGGAGATATGACTGAGGTAAAACTACTTGACCAAACTATGGTTGATGGTTCAGATAATGTTAACTTAGTAATGAAGTTCAATGCAGGTGTAGGTTACTCTACTCGTGCAGACATCGTTCTTTACGCATAATTCGTTAAGGTATGGCATGTTTATTAACAAATGGTAGAGGCTTAGAGTGTAGAGAAGCAGTAGGTGGTTTAAGAAACGTTTACTTTGCTAATCATGATACACTTGGAGCTTACACAGTTGACGCAGATGGTCAACTTACAGGTGTAGCAGGTACTACAAATGTTTTCAAATATGCTTTAAACCCACAAAGCTCAGAATATACTGAAACTATAACTGTGTCTGAGGACAATGGTACAGTATTTTATGAGCAAGTAACTACATTAATGTTACCAAATTTAAGCAAGGCAGCACTTTCTGCACTTCGCTTATTAACTTCAGGTCGCTTTCAAATATTCACAGAGGACAACAATGTGAATGAAGCGAATGGATTTGGGCAATGTTATTTAGTAGGTGCTTACAATGGTGCAACTGTTACAGGTGGTAGCGTTGCTTTGGGTAAAGCTCTTGGCGATATGAGTGGCTATACATTGACGATAACATCAAGAGAGCGTAAATCTGCTCTTTTTGTTGAACCGGGAACAACAACCATATTTGATGGTTTAGGTGCTACAATAACAGTTGTAGATTCATAGATCTGGTATATAATATTAGAACCCTTGCAGAGATGTGAGGGTTTTTTTTTGCTCTATACTAAAACAAAACAGGTAGTTTACTATTTATTAATATACTTAAAAAACAAGATTATGCCACAGAATACAATAGTAAGACAAGCAGCAACTGCTTTAGTAGTATCGCCAAGTGATGGAACTGCAATAGTAGGTGCATCTTTTAACTCTCCTGCTGCATTATTTGTAGGTACAGGAGGTAACTTAAATGTTATCACTTTAGGAGGTTCTACTGTCTTATTAAAGAACATAGCAAACGGAACATTTTTACCTGTACAAGTTACACATGTAAAAGCAACAGATACAACTGCAACTGACATAGTAGCTTTATTTTAAAATAGGGCTTTATGTTAGTAAACATTATACAAAATACAATAAGTAGTTTCCGTAGTGCATTAGCAGCTGCATCTGTTATCACAACCAATCTAAAGATGTGGCTTGGATTTGAAACGAGCGAAACATTAGGTAGGGAGGAAGTTGTTAATGGAGATTTTGCTACTGATTCTGATTGGTCAGAGGGTGCAGGTTGGGATATTGATGTAGTTAATAATAAGGCTACTTGTGATGGCACACAAACAGCCAATTCTAATTTATCACAAGTTGTTTATACGCCAGGTAAAGTATATAAAACTATAATTACAGTTGATTCGGTAGATGCAGGTTCTTTAGGGATTTTTACAGGTACTCCAAATTCTCAGCTTACTATAACTGAAGCAGATACTTACACTATAATTACTGAGGCATCAACATCAGATACAATTTATATTCAAGCGAATGAGTTTTTTAGAGGCTCAATTACAAACGTATCCGTAAAACTACTAACCCAAATCACACCTGACAAATCTGGCAACAATAATGTAGGCCAGTTGTTTACAGGTAAGGCTCTAGAGTTTGATGGTTCTACTACTTATGTAAGTGCAAATAGTTTTGCAGGTACATTGAGTAATAATACTGCTTTTACCTTTGCTATATGGTTTAATTCTAACAAAATTGCAACTGACTATTTTAGAAATATTTTAATAAGTTCTGGGGGGCCTCAACAATTTACAAATATTTTTAAAATTGGAGTAAATCCACAAACAATTGCGACAGGTTCAGCAAATGTAGGTGGTATATATTTTGATGATTCAGCAGGAGCATATAATAATGTTGTACCATTAAGTGGAGGAGTTAATTATAACGATGGAGAATGGCACAGGCTTGTAGTTTCAAGACCACAAGGAAGTGGTAATCAAACTTTAACATTTTATGTTGATGGTAGTTCTATTGGTACTGCACCTTGCAATCCTTATTGGAATAATGTTAATCTTTTTGACTTTGGGCAAGAGTGGGATGGTGGAGGAACATCAGACCATTTTGCAGGTATGATGTCAAATATTCAAGTTTATGATTATGCGTGGACAACCGATGATGTAACATACGATTATGCAAACCCAAATAAACTTGCAATAGATAACCCTAGTACGTCTTTAAGCGTTACAAACTTAAAAGCATATTGGGCTTTGAGCGAGGGCGATGGATTGGTAGCTTATGATAGTGGAACTAATTTAGAAGAGGATGTGGTTATTAATGGAGATTTTGCAACTGATTCTGTTTGGGGTAGAGGTGCAGGTTGGACAATAACTAATGGTAAGGCAAGAAATGATGGTACAGCAGGAAATAATAATCTAAGTCAAGGTGGCTTACTTGAAGTAGGTAAGTCTTATCAAATAACTATTGAGGTATCTGATTTTGTAAGTGGAGAGGTGGAAGTATCAGCAGGAGGAAGTCCAAGAGGTACAATGACAGCGAATGGAACATATACTTTTAATCAAGTGGCTAGTGGTACTGTCTTTTATATTATAGCAAAAACTTTTAATGGTTCAGTAGATAACGTATCCGTTCGAGAAGTAACCGCATCCGATCACGGAGCGTTGCTTTTTGGAGTTGACCACGTTGATGCTCAACCAAGAATACCACAACTAGGTATGATGAATTGGAGTAAGGGGAGTAATTTGGTTACTCATAGTGAGGATTTTACTGATAATAGTTGGACGAAATTAGGTGCAGGTACAGGCGATGCTGCAATAGTAACTTCAAATTTTGCCACAAGTCCAATAGGAACACAAAATGCAACTAGATTACAATGCGATTTAAATAGTGGTACAACAACCGCAGACCAAAGTTTGATATATGATTTAGATAGTTCTAATACTTCGCAATGTATTTCTATATATATGAAGTCTAATAATGGTTCAAATCAAAACATATATTTTACTAATACTTTTACAGGAGATGATAGAGATAATGCTATTGTAACAACTGATTGGCAAAGGTTTGAATTTAAACATACAACGTCTAATCATACTTTTTCATTAGGACTAAGAGGTGGAACAGGTAGTGATGATACTGCTGATATTTTAATATGGGGAGCTCAATCTGAAAATTCATCCTCAGCAAGTGCTTATAGACTAACAGATGGAGCAGCAACATTAAACTCAACCGTTATAGCTAACCCAACTATACCAACACAAGACATCTTCGGTAACGCAGTTCGAGATAGATTGAACTCGTTTAATTTAGACGGAAGTGGTTACTCAAGTGTTGCTAATAGTTCTACTTTGCAATTTGGTACAAGTGCTTTTACAATTCAAGCGTGGATAAAACCATTTAGTCTAGCAGCAAATAATAGAATCCTTACTAAAGGGGTTACAGGGAATGGAGAGTTTATGATTAGCATTGGAGGAGATAATGCGTCTGCTAGAGTATTTGCAAAAGATTCAAGTGGTAATTCTCTTGATACTTCCAATGATTTTAGTTCTTTGACTATTAATTCTTGGCAAATGATAACCGTTATAATTGATACACCAAATGACCAAATATTATTTTTCAAAAATGATGGAAATGTAGAAACAAAAACAGGTGCATCTTGGACAGGTAACTTTAATAGTACACAGCCAATTACAATAGGGAATACGTCAAGCGTTAGTGCAGGTCAATTCTTTGATGGCTTAGTGAGTGATGCTTTAGTTTACGACAGAGCATTAACATCAGACGAAGTAGAAAACAATTATAACGCAGGTTTATCTGCACATACAAATTAATTATGAGAGGAAACGTTTATTTATCTCTTGATACAAAGACTTTTAAAGGATTGATTCCAGAAGAGTTGATGAAAACCTACGGAATACCACAATATAACGAGGAGGGTGTTCAAAATGGTGTCATTAAACCAACCTTTGAAGAGCTTGGAAAGTACAATCGTAGAAAGTTTGGTGCTAACCCTGTTGTAAAAATTGGCAAAGCTAAATATCATATTATACAACTCGAAGCAAGTTGGTTAGATGGAGAGCTTACATCATTGCTTGATTTAGGTAAAGATAAAAAATATCCAAATAACTGTTTGATGACACGAACAGAGGCAGCTCAATTTATTAGCGATAACTCAGACGATTCAATAATATGATATATTTTGATAAACTTAAAGTCAAGAGTAAAACTGTTTACAAAATTACACATGTAGATGGAGACTTTATTGCTATTACAAAATATTTTGACATGCACAAAGATGCAGAGCAGTTTGCTGATTGGTATGCTAAAAAAAGAGGTTGTGAGGTTCACAAATCGTTTAAAGTAAAAAAGAAAAAGTAAATGGAGCATTGGGTACAAAATATTGCTGCAAATAAATTGTCTTTAAATATCTACAATCAATGTGTAGATGCTGAGGGTAATTACTTTTTGATTGGTGTAATAGATGACCAAACAAGAGTTGCAACATACGGAGTAATTTCTCCTGTTGCCAGATCTCAAAGAGCAATAAGATTTGATGTACCTACAAACGCAGCTCCATTTAATGCATTAAAGACAAACTCATTTTACAATGTTGTTGTATATGAGCAAACAAACAACTCAAATACAAGTCCAACAAACGCAGTTGTATTGGGTTTACGATGGGAGGGTACAATGATAATAGATGCAGATAGTGAGGTTACATTTACTGAGTATGCAAACCCAACTGCAAGAAATTACGTTTACTATAACACAGAAGATTAAGCAGCATGATAAATTTAGTACAAATGGCTTCCTATACTACTCCAAAGATTGAGGAGAACCCTGCAAGGGAGTGGGTAGAATATGGGCGAGATAACAACTACTATCAATTCCTAATAGATAGGTTCAATGGTAGTGCAGTTAACAATGCTATTATTACAGGTATAGGCGAGATGATTTATGGTCAAGGTCTTGATGCAACGGATGCAGACAAAAGACCATTAGACTATGCTAAAATGAAGCTCATTTTTAGAGATGAAGATATACGAAAAGTGTCTTTGGATTTAAAGTTACTAGGTCAAGCTGCGTTTAATGTAGTTTGGAACAAGGGCAAGACTGAAATTAAAAAAGCAAAGCATATTCCAATACAAAACTTAAGACCAGAAAAGGCAGTTGATGGAAAGATACAAGCATATTACTACTCAGATGATTGGTCGCAGTTCAGAAAGGATAAGTTTAAACCTATTAGAATAGATGCATTTGATGGGAAGCGTAAGTCAAGCGATAGCCAAATCATGGTTATACACCCTTACTCGCCAGGCTTTTTCTATTTCTCTCCTGTTGACTATCAAGGTTCTTTACAATGGAGTGAAATAGATGAGGAAATAGGAAACTATCACTTGACAAACATTCAGCAGGGGTTTGCTCCTAGTATGATGGTAAATTTCAACAATGGTACACCTACAAAAGAGGAACAAGATGCTATTGAAAGAAAGATTACGCAGAAGTTTACAAGCACAAGTGGTAAGAAGTTTGTTTTATCGTTTAACGATAATCAACAACAGGCTACAACGATAGACCAAATACCTATCTCGGAAGCAGCAGAGCAATACAAGTTCTTATCTGAGGAATGCACAAAGAAGATTTTAGTTGGGCATAGAGTTACATCTCCAATGTTGTTTGGTATTAAAGATAAGACAGGTTTAGGTAACAATGCAGAGGAGATAAAAGTTGCATCTCAGCTATTTGATAACACAGTTATAAAGCCAAAGCAAAACATAATCATTAATGCTATTGATGAGGTGCTTGCAGTTAATGGTATTCACTTAGATGTTTACTTTAAGACATTGCAACCGATTGAATTTGCAGATGACATTGAAGACTTAGACAAGGAAACAAAAGAAAAGGAAACAGGTGTTAAGATGAGTGCTTGTAAGCATGACGATAGACCATTTCTTGACGATGCTAAGTCTGAAACATTACTAGATGAGCTTAAGATTTACGGAGAGGTAAACGATGAGGAGGAATACGAGTTGATGAGTGAGGAGTTAGTCGACACAACAAATCCTGATTTTCACAAAGAGTTTGAGGGTTTTGATAGACAACCAAATGATTCAGATGCAAAGGCAGAAGAAAAGTCTAAATGGGGAGATAAGGGCTTGTATAAAGTAAGGTATGCATATGCAAAGACCACAACTAAACAAGCAAAGAACCCAAGCAGGCCATTTTGTACTGAGATGATAATGATGGCTAATTCTGGCATTGAGTTTAGATACGAGGACATTAAAAAAATGGGTAGAGCAGGAGTAAATGGGCAGTTTGCACCTGAGGGGCAAAGCACATACGATTTGTTTACTTGGAAAGGTGGGGTTTATTGTTATCATGGTTGGATGAGACGCATCTACTTTAGAAAGCAAGTAAAAGGAAAGTTCTTACCGAACAAAGGTCTTGACAATGAAAAGCGAGTTGGTAACAATCCTTATGTTAAGCAGAAAGGAACGGAAGCAGTTGCACCGATAACAACACCGAATAGAGGAAGTTTAAAAAATAGATAATGGCAACAGTTTTATTCATATCACAGGACAGGTTGAAAACTTCAACTGCTCTAAATTATAACATCGATACGGAGTATTTGCTTCCATTCGTTAAAATTTCACAAGACAAGCATTTGCAAGCTATCTTGGGAACTAAGTTATATGAGAAGTTAGAGAATGATATAGCAGGAGTTGATGGTGCATCGTTGACAGGTGCTTATAAGACTTTAGTTGATGACTATATACAAGATGCTTTAGTGCATTATGCTATTGTGGAAGCATTGCCGTTTATATCCTACAAGATAGCAAATGGTTCGATTACTCAAAAGAATAGTGAAAACGGAACTGCTGCAACTAAGAACGATGTTGATTGGTTGATACGTAAGCAAATGGATTCAGCAGAGTTTTATGGGCAGAGAATCATAGACTATTTGATTTATAAGACAAGCTCTTTCCCTGAGTATTCTTCAAACTCAAATGCAGATATAGATCCAATAAGCAACGCATACAATCCGGGCATCAAAATAGATTAATGGGGTACAAGCCAAAGAAAACGAATATCAAAAAGCTAAAGACGTATTTGGCTAAAATTAAAATCAATGAACGAAAAAATTGATACAGTCATATTTAATGGAATTAACTTTGGTGCATTAGGTGTTACATTTATCGGAGTTGAGCAAGTTTTAACTATCTTAGTTCTTGTAAGTGCATTGTTGTATAACATTAAGAAATTAACAAGAGATGAATCCTAGATTTTTTATAAAGGAAGAGTTTACATGCGATGGCAAAAATTGCTTTGATAAGATTAATAAAAAGTCTTTGGAGCGTTTAGATCTGGCAAGAGAGTTTGCTGATGTACCTTTTACAATTACAAGCTCTTGGAGAAGCAAAGCACATAATATGGAAGTCGGAGGAAAACCAAACTCAGCACATTTACGAGGAACTGCATTTGATATTTCTTGCATGAGTTCATATCAAAGAATGCAAATTGTGAGAGGCTTGCTTGATGCAGGATTTACACGCATTGGAATAGCTAAATCTTTTATTCATGCTGATGACGATGCAGAATCGCCACAACAAGTAATGTGGTTGTACTGATGAGTTGGGAATTATCAATAGGATTTTACACAGGAATACTCTTGGGAGTTTACACCAAGCGTTACGATGATGGGATTGCTCATTATTTATATTTACCTTTTTGTTTCATTTGTTTAGACTTTTATTATGATTGATTTTATTGCCCAAAATTGGGGAGAGCTTACAATAGGTTTAATGGCTTTTATTAAGGTTGTTGTTAACATTACACCAACCGAAAAAGACAATGCCGTATTCGGTCGCTTAGATACCTTTATTAACTTGTTTGTATACGATAAGATTAAATGAGTTCTTTAACTACAACTTTAATTTTATTAATACCTGTTTGTTTGTTTTATTATTTAAAATGGCTTTATAAAGATGAGAGCAATAGCGAAAGCAGTCGGAAAGATTAGTGAAGTCTTCCAAGAGGGACAACGTCAAAAGAAGTGGAGTGCAAAGCGTTCAGTAAGTGGGGTGCTAGTTACGGCAGCAGTTTCGGACATGGCAGCAAATGGTTTAACACAACTTAACGTTATATTAAGTTTTATTGCTATCTTGCCATTATGTTTCACTGTATTCTCTAAAGCATGACAAAGAAAAAAGATGGTTGGAATCGAATTAGGTTAAAACCTGCTGAGATTGAACTAATTAAAAAGCACAGAGCAAACACCTTAGAAAACATCAACGACAATTCAGCTCTTGATTTACATTTACAAGAGCGAGGGATTGACAAAAAAGACGTTGTTTCAGTCAAGCATTGGCAAAACATGGGTGGAGAGCTTAGGTTCTCAGTTGTTACAAAAGAGGATTCTGGCATTGATGAAGAGGGAATATTTGGCAGGCTTAATACATTCATCGAAAACCATGCACCAACCTATCCAAAAATCAAACACAAAGCAGGTCGGCATCTATTGGTCATCAATCCTGCTGATATTCACATAGGCAAATACGCAAACGCAGAGGAAACAGGAGAAGATTACAACATTCCTATTGCAGTATCTAGAGTTATTGAGGGAGTGCAAGGTTTGATACAAAAATCAAAAGGCTTTGAGATTGATAGAGTATTGTTCTGCATAGGAAACGATATACTCCACGTTGATAATGTATATAACACCACAACAAAAGGAACACCACAGGATTGCGATGGCAAATGGTGGGAACATTACGAGATAGCATTGCAGCTCTATGTTAAATGTGTAGAGATGCTGAGAGAAGTTGCACCTGTTGACTGCGTACATTCAATGAGTAACCATGACTATCAAAGTGGATTCCATTTGGCACATGCTTTAAAGTCTTGGTTCAGGAATACAAATGATGTTTCAGTTGATGCAGGAGTTGCACATCGGAAGTATTATAAGTACGGAGGTAATTTAATAGGCTTAGAGCATGGCGATGGTGCAAAAATGGATAATTTACCCTTGTTGATGGCACAAGAAAGACCAGATCTATGGGCAGCAACTAAATATAGATATTGGTATTTACACCATCTACATCACAAAGTGAAACATAAATGGAGAGATGCAAAGGATTTTATAGGTGTAACAGTTGAATATTTAAGAAGTCCAAGTGCAGCAGATTCTTGGCATTCAAGAAAAGGTTTCACAGGCTCTCCAAAAGCAGTCGAAGCGTTTGTACACGAATTTGATAAAGGTCAAGTCGCAAGGCTGACACATTTTTTTTAACTACACAATCCCCCCAAAATTAAGGCTTACAGAGATGTAGGTCTTTTTTTTTGCAAATTATTTTAATATTATAGTTAGTATTCTTAAAATATATTATATATTTGTCAAAGACAAGCGATAATTATAACAACTAAAAAACAAAATTATGACAACAATTTTAACAACAGAAAAAAACGGATTTACTTACACAATAGAGTTTAATGGTTCAAAAACTTACTTAGTATTAACTAAATTTGGTTGCGAGGGTTATTTTTCAACTTTAAGAAAAGCTAAAAATTTTATTAACAGAATATAATAACTAGGAGCGTAATGCTCCTTTAACCCTAAAGACAAAACAATGAAAGTAACAGTTGACACATCAGACAAGACCACAGTTTACACAGGAGGCGAATATCCTGTCGGTCATATTACACAAGTAGTTAAGCAGTATGTTATGAAGCAAGAACTAGCTGACAACCTACTCAAGAACATGAAAGCTCGCATCAAGGAATTAGAGAACGAGCAAGGCAATGGCGATTTAGTTTATGAGTTGAAGATGCAGTTGCACAAAATAGGTGCATGGTATGAACCTGAATCAGTTTGGGCTGATGATTACACAGGTGTTCCAGAAGTTGATATGCAACTTAGACATGCACCTTGTCAAAAACTAGGTTCTAGGAGTTTATAAAATTTTTTATATATTTGACAAAACAAAAACAAAACGACATGACAAATTTATCAGCACAAGACAGAGTAAGACTTGACTATTTAGAGCAAGCATTGACAGAACATTTAAAACTAGAGAAGTTTATTTTAGATGAGGGTTTGTACTTTACTGCAAATGTTAATCTTGCTAAAGTTAAGGTAGCTTTAGAATCAGAAATTGAAAACTACAAAACAAAATAAGATGGGAAAGTTAAAAGAATTTTTTTTAGGAAGCAGAGAGCAGCAAATTGATTTTGCAGCTATGAATGCAATAGAGTTAAGTTTAGATGAGGAAAGACAATACTACTTATCTAAAGAGTGGAGCAATGGCAAACGTTCTCCATTGAACGAAACAATCAAAGAGTGGGAACATTTAGACAAACCAAGTAAAGAACAATAAGATGAACAAAGACAAACTAAACGAATTGTACAAGAAGAACGGATTGACTGCTGACGATGTATTCAAGCATAAGTTCTACACAATTATCTCAAGATCTGGAATTGATAAGATACAGGCCAACAACAACATTGAGATTGATTACCAACTGCTGCATAACTCAGGAGATAACAAATGCATTATCATTAAGGCAACTGCAAAGAGTGGCGATAAGGTAATTCAAACATTTGGCGAATCAGCACCAAACAATACATCAAATGCTTATCCTGTTGCAATGGCTGAGAAGCGAGCAATGAGCAGAGCAGTATTAAAGCTAACAGGCTTTTATGAGCTTGGGCATTTTGGAGAAGATGAAGCTGATGACTTTAAAAGAAAATAAGACATGAAAAACGAAACAGGAAGAGGTTGGAACCCAACCACAAATCTACAACAGGTGTTAATGAATACCTACAAGACAAAAGCAACAATCGGTACTGCTTTAAATTTATCACAACCTACATTGAATGTTCTGCTCAAAGATGAGCGAAAGATTACATTTAGTCAGTTGGTGCAGATTAGCAACGATTCTAAAATTAGTTTAATC